CGGATGCTGCGCCACTCTCGCCGGTGGCGGATGCTGCGCCACTCCAGCCGGTGGCGGATGCTGCGCCACTCTCGCCGGTGGCGGATGCTGCGCCACTCTCGCCGGTGGCGTGGTTCTTCTTTTCGCTGTTTGCCTTTTTGATGGCATTGTCAAAATCACACTGTGCTTTAACGTACTCCACCTGCGCCTTGACAAGCCCCGGAATGCCGATCTCTGCGCGCAATGTCAGTTTCTTGCCGACGTGCTTCGTGTCGTCGCTGTGCAGCTCGTCGCTGACATCCTCCAGCTCCGCCGCAAAATACCGTGAGCCATCGCCGGGCGCGTAGTAGCCCAGCACATCCAACGGCATCTCGCAGGCGTGGAGACCTCTTTCGCAGAGTTTAGCGTCTCCATCCACTTCTGCCGTTTTACCAATCTCATACTGGAACCCACGGCACTTCATATCCTTATCCGTAGCCTTGTAAACCTTCATCTTCCTTCCCTCTTTCTTTTTATCACCATTTTGGCCCTCTCGCGCCTTGCGTTGTTCATGCTGTAAAAGTCGATCTCGCTGTACGCCGCGTAGCGCTTGGTCTTGTCAGCCTTGATGGCCTCCAGATACGCCGCGTACTCCTCGCACTGTCCGTGGCACTTCGGGTGTCTGCTCCGGCAGTCCTTGCAGGGCGTGCCCACTCTGTTCGTCAGACCTACCATTCCCAATGCACCATTGCTTTCACCACACCGGCCTGCGCCGCCTCCTCGTGGGTCATCAGCACGTCCACCGTGTAGCCGTACACTCCGGTGTCGGCTGCTATGTACTCCTTGCCTCCGATAGTCACGGTGCTGCCCAGCGGGATAATATCCGGGTCAACCGCCACCGCCTCGCCGATGCAGACCCACCGCCCGGAGGCCGTCAGCACCTGCCCTGCCTCGTTGCGGTTGATGTCCGCATAGGGCGTGCAGCAGGCGCAATAGCCGGTGATGTCGCATACCAGCAGATTCTCCGGCGGCTTCGCGGCGGACAGCACCGCCGCCTGCACCGCAGCGGGCAGGGGAGGGGGGACGTCCTCCGGCTCCTGTGCCTCCGGCAGCGTCAGCGCCCAGAGGAGGATGCCGATGATCAGCAGGATCATCAAAGCATTGAGGATCCAGAGCCGCCTGTTCCACCGCCGCTCCCAGCAGCGCTGGGAATACTCCCGCGCCCGCCTGTTCCGCTCTCTCATCGTCCCATCGCCTCCACGCCCTTGACGATGGCCCAGCTCAGCCACGCCGCGCCGATAAACGCCAGCGCCCATGCAAACCAACTCATGTCGTTTCCTCCTTATGCCTCTGCGTATCATCACAAATCTTTGCTACTCTTTGCCGTTGCAACGCGCTACTTATCTGTCCTGTGCATATCCCCTGCAATTCTAATCAAGGCGTATCCATGCATCGCCATTGCGTCACCACGCTAAGCCACGATGTTCTATTCCTTGCATTTCCGTCGCGTTACGAAATTTCCTCCCAGCGAAAACGCCCTTTCCCGCTGTTTCGCCACTGGCCGATGCCGGAAAACCGTCCATAGTCCAGCCACTCCCGCACGACCTTCTCGTGGTCATCGCACAGACACACTACGGTGAACTCGCACGCTGCCCCTGCGGGTATCTGCTCGGACAGTGCAAGGCTCACGCGCTCACCCTGCATCGTCTGCGCCCGCAGCGGGCGGCAGCACTCGCCCATCTCGCCGTCAAACAGAATTGGGATGTTGCGCGGCTCCACAAAAATCAGTTTGTCGATCTCTTTTTTGAACGCCTTGATGCCACTGGACTTAGTCCCCTTTACCTTTCGCAGTCCGCCGCAGGTGTCCTTGAAGAACCCCTTGATCTGATAGTCGTAGAAAAACGGCGTCCCATCGTCCAGTTTCGGGAAGATAGTCTTGCCCTTCTCCACCACGCCATCCACGCCGATGGCAGCCACTTCGTCCTCCATAGTGGCCGCATCCGGGGAATTGCTTGCCACGAATGCACGATAGATGTCAGGATCGCCAGGGCAAGTGCCCAAAACCGGCTCGGTAAACGTCAGCTTTACTTTAATCTCTTTCATTCTTTTTCCTCCTGTCGAATGTACTCGACCTCGATAATTTCCATCCCGTTCTGCCGTGCCCATAACATCACGGCAATTTCAGCGCATGTCATAATCTCTTGCCTTTCCTCTGCGGGCGTGGTATACTATCCGCAGAACATTTTGGTAGATGTTTCGGAGACGCCCTGTCCAGTGCCGCAACCACTGGGCGGGGCTTTTTCTTACCCCTGCGGCATCGTCCCCATCAGCTCCTCAACCTTCACGCCGTAGTGCTTTGCAACCAGCTTCGCGTGCTTCGGGTGCGGCTTGATGCCGTTCTTCCAGTTCGTAATGGACGTCTGATGCACGCCGATAGCCTTTGCCAGTCGGTAACTCGTCTCGCCGTGTTCCTCCTGCAACCGTGCGAGGTTTTCACCAAATCCCAAAATATCACCTCCAAAGTTAGATTATTTTCTTGACAAATTAGAGTATTTGTGATAGTTTGGTTTTGCTACAAACTTTCCTATCACGCCAGCCCTATTTATCGGGGTGGTGCAGGTTTTTGTTGCCTGTCCACGGTCTAATTATAGTCGAACTTCAATCAAAAATCAACTGTAATTCGACCATCAATTTAACCAAAATTCGACCGTTGATTTTATGGGATTTACCGAAAACTTTAATTACTGCATGGAGCAGCGCAATTATTCTGCGTACAGATTTGCAAAAATTCTTGGCGTCAATATTCAAAGCCCTGTTAATTGGAAAACCGGCGCTTCAATCCCCCATTACGGGACACGCCAGAAGATTGCCGAGCATTTCGGCATCACTCTTGCGGAGCTGGACGGTGATGAACTGCCCGTTCTGCCGCCGGAGGGCGCAAAAAAAGCCCCCGCCGCAAAGGACGAGGGCGAAGCAAAGCTTGCACAATTTGTAGACGGCTTTATGCGCCTTACTCCTCAACAAAAGGATACTGTGCTTGCTCTAATAAAAGGCTTTCTACAAGATCAAGCATAGCGTCTTTTTGCTCCGGGGTGAGCATCATAAAAAGTGCGGCGACTATTTTTACCTGGCTGTCCATCTCTTATCCTCCCTTAACTTGACTTAACATAATTTGAGCTTACAATAATAAGTAGTGCTTACGTCTATACTTGCCGGCAGGCTTAGTGTTGCCCTTTTGTGGGCAACGCCTCAAAAAAATATTTCAGGGGGAAGTGTTTTTATGTGGGTCTTTGTTAAATAGCCCCGCTGCTCCCGCAACGGACAGCGGGGCTATTCTCGCCGGTGGCCTCCCGGCTTTCCGGCTGCACGTTCACACTAACAAATCAGGGTTTGGCAGGGCAATACCAAATTCGGATAATTACCGTTTGTGGCAAAACAGAATTAGGATTCTCCTGCCCGAAAAAGGAGTAAAAGGGGAAAATGGTAAAAACGTTGCAAGATTTGTGCAGGGACGCAAAAGACCGACAGAATTTAACTATACAAGATTTGTCCGACATGACGGACATTTCAGCATCAACTATAAGCAATTTTTTCTCCGCATCGTCAAAGGAGCCGAGCGTGTACAAAATGGGCTTAATTTGTGCCGCGCTTGGCGTTTCAATGGATGAATATTTTGGGATTGAAAAAGAAGTGACAACGGAAGATCAATTGACGAAAGCCAATGCACAGCTGAAGCATCAAAAGCAACTGCATGATGCCGATGTGCAAATAGCCCATCTTGAAGGCAGTATGGAGCAGATGGCAAAAACCATTAACTACCAGCGCAAGAAATCGCGGGACACAAAATTTGCTATTTATGGTCTTACGCTTTTGTGTGCCATATTTATGGCTGTTATCGTGGGATATATCTTTTTTGACTACCGTATTCCCCACCAGGGGCTTATTCAGGGTGGAGAGGCCAGCATATTCGCATGGATCGTCTTTTTGCTGCTTGCCGTCGGCATCGGCATTTTTGCCGCTATTTTGATGATGTATTTGCGCTATGCAAAAAAGTATACATTGTCGCCAGATAATGGAGGAGATGAACAATGAGTGTAGTATTGCGGGCAGCATTATACCCGCGTGTGTCCACAGAAGAACAGAAAAAGTTTGGCCTGTCTATTCACGATCAGCAGAACGACCTCGAAGAATACGCCAAAGCCCACAATATGAAGGTGGTAGGCGTTTTCCAGGATGCCGGGTTTTCCGCCAGAAAAAAGATCGAAAAGCGTCCCGCCATGCTTCAACTGCTGGAAGCCGTAAAGCATGATGAGGTAGACATTATTCTTGTCACAAAGCTGGACAGGTGGTTTCGTAACATCGGTGAATATTACAAGGTGCAGGAAATTCTTGAAGCCCACAACGTGTCGTGGAAAACGATTTATGAGGACTATGACACGTCTACAGCCGCAGGCCGGTTGAAGATCAACATCATGCTTGCCGTAGCACAGGACGAAGCTGACCGCGCCAGCGAACGTATAAAACGTGTGCTTGATGCCAAAAAAGAGCGGAACGAGGTTTGCACCGGGCACTTACCAAAGGGGTACAAAATAGAGGGGAAATTTGCCGTTATAGACAAAGAGACAGAGCCAGTTATACGGAGATACTTCTCTACATTTTTGGAAACCGGCTCCATAACAAAAGCGATGGACGCAGCCCCGGAATTAAACCTTAAATACCAAACAGCCAGCCAAATGTTGGACAACCCCGGATACATGGGTGATTGGCACGGGATAAAATTACCCCCGTATTTAACACCGCAGGAATTTCAGCGCGTGCAAGACTTACGAACAAGGATAACCCGAAAATCGCCTTACAATCGAACGTATATTTTTTCGGGGCTGATAGTCTGCGGAGAATGTGGACGCAGAATGACAGGGCATCCGTCTCCACGACCAAGCGGGGCGTGCTCTTACTCTTACTATTGTCAAGGGTCTGCCCAGAGAAAAGGATGCAACAACGGTAATTTTACTGTCGAATGGAAAATCGAAGATTATCTGCTGTCGACAATAGACGAACAGATACAAGTCAAATTGCAAGCCAAGCCGCGGCAAGAACCCAAAGCAAACCAAGATGTGCAATTAAAGGCTTTACAAAAGAAACTATCCAAGTTGTCAGAGTTATATATAGACGACATGATTTCAAAGGCGGACTACTCAAAAAAGTATGCAGAACTGACATCACAAATGGATGAGATTACACAAGTAAAATCACAAAGCCGCGCACCAGAAGAAATTGCAACCTTATTTTCCGCAGGATGGCAAGAAATATACAAACAACTTAACAAAGAAAATAAACAGGCATTTTGGAAACTCAAAATAAAAGAAATCCGGCTATACAAAGACCGCCGGATTGAATTTGACTTTCTGTAATTACTTAGTTTATATAATCCGTTAGGTTGCATAAAACTAAGTACACAAGAATATCCCCCGCCAAAACAGGCGGGGGATACTTTATCCTCGCATCTTTCGCATCACGTTATCATACATTCGCGCGTTGGTCACTTTCAGCGCATCCATCAACTCGTCCACTATGGCCCACGCCTGTTCCGGCGCGCGGGATGATACCGCTTGCATGAAGTCACTGTCACCGTCTACCACATCAGGAGCCGGTGCGCTGGAATACATAGCCATTGGTGCAGGGTTTCTCTGCCCTTCGTGCTGGTTTTGTATAATGTACAGCGCGGCCAACTTCTCGTAGTTCGGCCAGCTTGACTGTTCCGTTTCCAGTCTGGCTATCCAGGCTTTAAGTTCCTTTTCGTCGATCAAGGGGAACTACCCCCTCTCAGCCCTCCACGGCATCCATACACCGCTGAATGGCGTTGCGGATGGTATCATCATCCGCATTGTCCAGCATCTCTTGCAGCTGGCGCTTCATGTCATCTTTTGCACCGTCGCGGCTATAATGGCCGCGCACATAATGGGTGCCGCGCCGTGCGTAGGAGCTGCCGCCGCCGTAGCTGTCGCGGGAATACCTGCGCTGGGAATAGTCGCCGTCGCGGGAGTAACGCCGCTGGGAATAATCGCCGTCACGGCTGTACCCTTCATCTTCCATCAGATCGATCTTGTCGATGTTCTTGATGGTGCTTACCAGCTTATGCGCGATGTCCAGATCCCCAGCGCCCAGCTCTCCTTTGTGGGCGATCTCGTCAAGCTCCTTGCAGAGCATATCACGCAAATCGTACATTGCTTTCATACTCATTTTAATTCTCCTTTCACGCGATTCTCTCAACCGTCAGGTTCGAGTTGGCGAAGTTGACGGCCTGAGTGCTGGTGTTTTCCATTGCAACCGTCAGGCAGCAGCCTTTCGGGACACAGACCTGCGCGGAAACATAAATGTTAAAGTAGTTTTCTACCGCCGCAGGCGTGACAGTCGCCGTTGCGCTGGTCAGCGGCTCTCCGTTGATGGCAAGCGCCGCCGTGATGGCCTCAACCGTGCCCCCGGTTGGAATGGCGATGTTGCCGCCATAGGAGACCCTAAACAGAGCGCGGTTTTGATTGGTGAGGCCACGCAGCGTGACAATGCCGGCACCATCACGATGCACGATGCAAGGCTTGCTATTGACCGCCGTTTCGGTCAAGGGAACGTTCTGGCCTGCAGCTACGGTCACAATATTCGCGTTTGTGTACTCTGCCAAAATAATCAGTCCTTTCTAAAGTGGTCGAAATCGACCATGTTAAAATACAGCGGCGAGGCAATAGCCCCGCCGCGTTGGTGTCAGTATCAGCACGGGGCTGAACAGTTCGGAAATTCCGAACAGCTGGTGCTATTCACTTTTCAGCAGCCGCAGCCGGTTCCGCATCCGCCATAGCTGCTGCCCGCCCAAGGATTACAAGTGATGTAAGCTGGGGTGGGGCAAGGGCGCAGCTGGGAGATCAGGTAGTTGTTCTGCGCAGCCTGAGATGCGGCAAGGCGCAGCTCCTGATTGGCGCTTTCCAGATCGCGCATCTTGTTCTGCGTCAGGAAGTCAAGGATAGCGCGGCTATTCTGGTTCTGGTTGTCGATGATGTCACGCGCAGCGGTGTTGACCGTGTTGCGGGTATCGCACGCCTGCGTCGCCATGTCGTACCGCACCTGGGCGATAGCCGCCCGGTTCTCACAGCAGCACTCCTGGTTCTGCATCTGCATGGCGGTGAGCTGCTGCATCAAAGCGGCCTGCTGATTGCAGCGCGCCAGTTCCGCAGCGGAGAAGCCGCTGGTCACAGCCTGCGTCACACCGGCAAACCCATTCAGCATACCAGTATTCATGGCGTAGAAGCCGTCACAGATGCCGTTGTTCACCGCGTCCAGCTTGCGCTCGATGTTGGCAAAGTCAGAGGTCAGAACATACCCGTCCATCACGCCGTTGCCGCCGCCACCGAAGCCAAAGCCGTTACCCCAGCCGCCGAACGCGGCGAAAATGAGGAACAGCACGATCCACCACGCGCCATCGCCGCCCCAGCCTAAGCCGTTACCGTTGCCGGTGTTGGCAGGAGCCACAGGCATAGTCATCATGGGGGTGCCATCGGAAAGAGACATAGTATCACTCCTTTTGAAAAAATATTTATATCAAACCGTGGCCACGATTTTGATTACTTGAAAAGCCCCTGAAATTGGTTCGCCATTGACTGTATCTTGTTCAACTGATCTTGTGAGATTTTGCCGCTTTGCAGCATCTTCTCTACTTCCGCTTTTGGGTCGCCTTTAAAACTTGCCTTGAACTGCTTGAACTGCTGTAACAGCTGGGGAAAGCCGCTCATCGACCCCGGCATCTGTCCGCCACCTAACGCATTGAAAAACGGATTGTTACTCATCGTCCTCTTCCTCCTCTACCTTGCGCTTCTTCTTGCCCTTCATTTCGCCCACAAGCGCCGCCAGCGCGTCGAACTCCTTACGGGTCACATATTCCGGGGCGGGGGCTTTCTGCGCGTCAGGGGCGCTTGCAAGGCGTTCTACAAGGTCATACGTCTTGAGCGTCGGCTTGCCGCTTGCATCGGCCTGTTTTAGGTACACAACGGGAGCCGTGCTGTCCCACAGTGCAATAGCAGAGTTTGGCGCGATTAGCCAATTCTCCGCTTCCGGCCTACCAGCCACCCACTGTACGCCGCCCTGCGCCACCGGGTTCTGCATGGGTGGCATTTGCGGTATCTGCGGCGGCATGGTCTGCATCTGCTGCTGCCGAAGCTGGGCAAGGTTGTCCTGCATTGGCTGCGGGTAATAAGGGTTGAAATACGGGTTAAATGCCATAGTTACGCCTCACTTTCTTTTTGCCAGTAATACAAAACAATTTCGTTTTCGCTGTTCCAGCTGTCATAGATCACGCCGTCCTGCACACACACGACGTGCCCGGATAGCGCAAGGATAAACGTCCCCTCCGGGTGTTCATCGGAGAACCTACCGACCGTGTAGCAATCTGTGCACGTGTCCGGCACAATGTACCGCCGGTAGCCTAAACGCCGCAGATACGCGCCCCACACCGCGTTGGCCGACGGCATGTCACCATCCAGATACCCCTGCACCGCCATAGCAAGATACGTTTCGCCCCACTCTTTCCCAGTGGCTTTTGAAATAGCCCGAACGGTGCAGTCTCCCACGTTTTTCCCGTGGGGGTTTTCGTTGAAGTAGCTATACATGCGCCGACACCATTTCTATCACCTGCACATAGGCTTTTAGCCCAAGAAGATCATCTTGATACGCCCAAATGATGTCCTCTGCCATCTGCTGGGTAAATCCCAGCGACACCAGCTTTTCGGCCATGCAAGCACCTCCGTTTCTTGCAATAAGCGTAACAAAAAACTGCCCCCGCAAAGGGGCAGTTAAAGGTCACAAAGAGGTCGTTAATTGGCGAAATATTTACTTGTACAAATCCGCAATTACAATGTATAATAAATTAGCCCTTCCGGAATGCCCCCCGGATGGCATCTTCCCCATTCATTTGCCCGGTTCTCCCCCTGCCGGGCGTAAACAGAGAAACCGCACCGTTTAGGTGCGGTTTCTCTCTTCGTCTGCAAACTTTTGGTACGCTCTCCGGCGGCATCGCTTTACTGTTTCTGGTGAAACATTCAGCATAAGCGCTGTCTCACAATAGCTTTTCCGTTTCACATCGCACTCAATTACGCACACCGCTTCATCTGGTGGAAGCTGTACGCTCATGATGTATGCAATCGCTCTTTTGGGGGACATCGTTTGCAATTTGCGCCGTATCTGCTTGTGGTAATTGTCCATAACACGGTAATAAGCCGTGAGCTTGCGGGACTTTACGCCGGGGAAAGAGACGGCTTGTCGTAGCTCTTTCCCGCCCAGCAGATTGATTTTACATTTTTATGTGTTGCCTTACCGCCCCAGCAGCTTGCCCCAAGTTCCCTTTCCAGCGATACCGTCAGCGCCGAGGCCGTACTTGGTCTGGAACTTCTTCAGCGCCGTCTCCGTGCCGCCGCCAAAGTCGCCGTCCGCACCGGCAGATCCGCAGGAAAAGCCGTAGGCGATCAGCGCCGCCTGCAACGTCTTGACATCCGCGCCCTTCATGCCGTGTTTGAGCATCCGTACCTGCATGGGCAGCGTCGTGTCCTTCTCCGCAGGCACCGGCACCGGCGCGTTTGCGCTCTCCACAAAGGGTACGCCCAGCGCCGCGCAGAGGCCCTTGGCGATGGTCTCGCCGATCAGGGTGGTGTTGTCGATGATCCACTGCGCGATGCGGGGGACATCGTGGAAGTCCGTCTCGATATACACCGTCGTGGCGGCAGGGTGCTTCACCTCGTACAGTGCGGGATACGCCCGGATGACATCCGGCGCACCCGGCGTCACGGGTCCCAGTACATCCATCACAGCCTTACACGCCTTGTACCCTACGCTTGCCTTATCGGAGCTGTAACAGAACAGATGTGTACCGCTGGCCTTTCCGTTACAGGCATTAGAATGAATAGGGACGTGCAAGTCAGCCTTGAAGCGGTTGGACGCCGCCACACGGTTTGCCATAGTGTCGTACTGCCCCAGCATCACCTCCACACCGGAGCGCTCCAGCGCGGCCTTACAAGCCTCTGCGATGCGCCCGCACTGGACGGCCTCGGTAGTGTCGCCCACCGCATAGCTGTTGCTTCGCTGGTCGCTGGGGGACAGATACACCCTCTTAGCCATTGTTGCCAACCGCCTTGTGATACTGTGCCGTGCTGATGCACAGCACCGCGCCGAGGAACGTGTCCACGGCGGTGATGGTGGTCACCACCTCGTCCGCGTAGGGCCACGCCCATACCGCCGCCAGCGCCGCGTACAGCGTAGCCACGGCAGGCATAACGATGATAACCAGCCATTTCAGGATGTCGTATACCTTGTTGTTCAGCTTCATAACAAATTCCTTTCCGGCCTGTCGGCCTGTTCCATTTTTGTCTTACCGTATGGGCAGCTTCCGCACTTCCTCCATGACGCGCCGTGCGCTGCCATTGCCGCCAATCTCCTCATACGGCTCGTAGAGGTACACCTGCAAGTTCTCATACTCGTCCTGTGTGACGTAGCCCCGCTCGATGTACACCATGCCGAGGTGGATGATGCGGTCGTGGGCAAGCCCCACCAGCATCTTCCGCTCCGCATCGTCTGCCTTGCTGCGCTTGGCCGTCAGCTCCATCCGCTTGAGGATCACCTTGCTCACCACGCCCCACAGGGCGGTGGAGGTCAACAGTGCCACAAGAAGCGGCACCGCCACCTGCGTCCACACTTCCATCCGGTCACCTCCTACAACTCGGCGCTGAGCACGATCTGTGCCCCTTGCTGCATGAACAGGGTGTAGGTCTCGCCCGCCGTCAGGCCGCTGGACGTAAAGATCAGACTTCGCATGCTGCAAGCCCCGCCGGTCTGCATCGCCCAGCCGCCCGTGACTCTGGTGATGTCCTTCACGTCGCTGGACGTTTTGCCCGCCTTGAAACGCGATACGCCGCCGGTGGGGATGGTGGGCGTGGGCGATATGCGCATTGGCACAGCCAGTGGGATGGGTACCCACAGGTCGACGGTGTTGTTGGCGTACCCGATGGCCACGCCGTTGCCGGAGGTGTCGTAGGGCGTGGAGATGATCTGGAGATAGCGCATGCACTTGGTCAGCTCCTCGCCGTAGTCGGGCATCTCGTTCAACACCCACGCGCCGCTGCTGTTCTGATGGGTCAGCGTCTGCTCTGTCCCCAACTCCAGTTTGACGGCCACGAGTTTTTCCCCCGCCGCCGTGACTGTGACCGTCTTGTTTGCGCTGTTGTAAGTCGGCACCACCTCGCCCACTCCGGCCTGCGTCAGGGCAGATGCCGTCACCGTGCCGACCGGTGCA